TGCCGAGGCTGTCCGTCAGCTCGCGGATGCCGGCGGCGAGATCGGGCAGCTGCAGGCCGAGTCCCTGCACGAGCTCGCCGAGCGGAATTCCGAGCTGTGTCGCCATGTTCGCGAGCGCCTCGACCGAAGCGCCAGTGATGTTCTGTAGGTCGATGCCGAGATCAGTTGCGAGCTGCGTGAGGGGCACGTGCATCTGCTCGGCCAGCTCGAGCACCGGGACATTCAACGCTTCGCTGAGATCATGCAGATGCTGAACGAGCTGCTCGGCGAGGATCGCCCGGTTCGTCGCCTCTTGCTCGCCGATGCGCTGATCGCGCTGATCGAGATAGTCCGTCGTGATGTGCCCGCCGCCGAGGCCGCCGCCGGCTTCGCCCGGCGGCGGCACCGTCGTGCCGTTCGTGACGACGCCCTGCAGTAGCTGGCGCACCCACGCATAGCCGGCGTTGTAGTCCGCGCCGCTCGCTTCGCTGCCGCGCAGGAGCTGCAGGAACGTCTGCGCCATCTGAGGCAGCTGCGACATGGCCTCAGCATCGCCACCCAGTGCGCGCTGCTGCAGGAGCGTGAGCTGTCGACGCGCTTCCGCGAGCTGCTGCTCGGGCGAGAGGCCCGAGAGATCTCCGAACTGCATCTGGACCAGGTAGTCCTGAATCGACTGGATGCCGCGCAGCTGGTCCTCGTAGAGCTGGCGCTGCGCGTCGTCGACGCGCTGGATCTGCGCGACGGCATTGTTGCCCCAGTCGGCCATCGCATCGTTCGCCGCGCCAGCGCCGCCGCCGCCGCCATACAGCTGAGCGACCAGGTCGGCCGTCTCCTGGCGCAGCACCTTGATCGCCGCCGCGATCTTTTGCGCGGCGATCTGATGGATCAGCGCGAGATCCTGCTCGGACGCGCCCTGCAAGCCGGCCGCGCGCGCGAGATTGTTCGCTTGCTGGATCGTCTCCGATTCCCACGCTTCGATCTGGAAACGCGCGGCCTGAAAGCCCGAGATCGAGCCGACATTGCCGGCATCGGTCGCGAGCTGTGCAACAAACTGGGCGTACTCGCCGATCTTCTTCGTCTGCTCCTCGAGCGCGTCGTAGTATTGATCGGACACCTCGGCGAGCTTGAGCAGCACCGCGATCTGCTTTCGCCCTTCCTCGGTGGTCGCGTCCAGCGACTGCATCAGCTCCCACATACCGTCGCGCGTCGACGGCAACGTGAGACCGACCTGCGCGAGCGCGGACGTGAGCGAATCGCCCGCGTATTTCAGCTGCTCGCCCTGCGGCGCAAATTTCTGGATAAAGGTGTTCATCTCGTCGATGAACGTGTCGAGCCCGCCCGCCGCCTGCACGAGCCCGTCCGCGATCTCGGCATACTTCTGCGGATCGGTTTCGTTGACCGTAATGCCGAGCTGGCGAAAAGCCTGTTGCGTGACCTGCACTTCGGTCGCGACACGCACGAGCGTTTCGCCGAGGCCTTCGCCGACCTGCTGGAATTCGCCGATGAACGGCACGACCGCACCAGCGAGTCCGTCGAAGATCTTCGAGAACACCGCCTGCAGCGCTTTCTGCTGATCCTCAGCGGAGAGCCCTTCCAGCGAGATCCTCGTTTCCTCGACCTTGAACTCGGCGATCGCCTTGTCGATGTCGGCCGGCAGGAGGCCGAGCGCGAGCGCGCCTTCGCGCACCGTGTCCACGATCGAACCGATCACGAGCTGGAATTGCTTCGCGAACTCGTCGGACACGCCGACGATCTGATCGCTGTCGCTGCTGTGTCCAAACAGACCGCCGCTCGTATGGATCGTCTGGTAGGCACCCACGACGATGTTGTTGAGCATGTCGGACAGGTAGCCGCCGGCGATGATGATCCCCTGGTCTATGATCTTTTGCTTCCCGCCCCACAGGAAGCCGCCGATCGCGTTGCCGATCGGATCATTTCCGCCCGTCATGGCGTTGAGCATCGGGTCGTACTGGCCCGCCGGACCCATCAGTCCGTAGCTGGCGCTATGCGTCCCCGGAAACTCTGCATTGCCAGCGCCGCGCGCGAGCTGGTTGCCCGCTGCGCCGAGCGCGGTTTCGAGATTGCGGAGAGCGTCGAGCATTCCGCGATTGAGGCCGACGAGCTTCGTCGTCGCATCCGCCGTGATCTCGATCGCGTGCGCGATGCTCTCGCTTTTCGCGTCCGCGTCGCCGAGCACGGACCCCGTGCCTTGATGTTGCTGGCGCACTTCGGCCGACGACGACGACGGCCCGGAGCTGCCGCCACCGGCAACCCGGATGCCAATCGACGCCATGAGCGCAATCATGGCGGCGATGCGCGCGAACGCCGTGTAGGGATCGCCGGTGCCCTGCGTCGCAATCGCCGTGACGGCCGCCTTGTACGCGAGCACGTCTTGAGCGATACCTAGCGCCGTGTATGCGACCGTGCCTTCCTTCGCGAACTTTTGCAGTGACGACACGCCGTCCTGCAGCAGCGCGATGTTCCGCTGCTCGAGCGACCGGTTCATGTTGTCGAGCGCGGTCTGCATCCGTCCGATCGTTTCCGGATCGGTCGCGTTCTTCAGCGCTTCGCCGACGCGCTCGATATTCTCGACGAGCTGGTCGTAGTCGGATTTTTTACCGAACTGATCGAGGATGCTTCCGACATCGCCCGCTGCCTTGTTCGCGTCGTAGAGGCCACCGGCCGCAGCTTCCGCACCCGCTTGGACGGTCTCGAGCGAATCCGCCATCTCGACGCCGGCCGCCGCGTTTTTCTTGTATTCGGCGGTGACACGCGCAACCTCGTCGGCGACGAAGCGCTGCTTCGCCGTCATGCCATCGAGCGCTTTCTGGTCGGCGACCTTGTCGAGGTAGCGCTGCAGCACGTCGCCGGCGTCGGCATATTTCTCGATGGCCTCATCGAGCACCGCGCCGGCGTTCGAATAGGCGCGGTTCTGCTCGTTGATGACCTCGGTCAGATCGTTCCCGTTGATCAGCGCCGTCTCGGCGAGCTCGTCGGCACGCGTGAGCGACTGGTTGTACTTCGCCCACGCCTGGTCGAGCGGACCGCCCACCTTGGCCGCAAGCGAATCGGCGTAGTTCGACAGCGCAGCCATCGAGCTCGCCTCGGCGCGGATCGCCGCGCCGTGGTCATCGTGTCCCTTCGTCGTTCGAGCGAGCGCATCCTGCAAGCGCTTCAGCGCCTCGGCGTTCGCATCGTTCTTCGCCTTGTTCGCGTCGAGGATCGGCCCGACGCCGCCGACGACATTGCCGAACTGCGAATAGCTCTGCTTGATCCGCGCGTCGTATTTCGCGATCTCGGCGTCAGCATTGGCACCGGCCGACTTGATGTTCTCCCACGCGGAGGAGATCCGTGCGCTGCCTTTCTCCCAGCCATCTCCGAGTGCCTTGCCGGCGGCGTCGGAGTATTGCTTCGCCGCGACCAAGTTGCCGGAGAAGAACGCGTTCGCCGACTTCGTCGCGTTGAGCAGGTTCGACAGCAGCCCGTTCACCATATCGCCGACGCCGCCGATGATGTCGACGCCGCCATAGAGCATGGTGAACAGGACCTTGAACGTCTCCGTCGTGACGACGACGCCCTTGCCGAGCCCCTCGATGAGCGAGCGCAGCGTGCTCGATTCGGTGCCGGTCTGCTTCGCCTTGCTGCCGGTATCGATCAGCACGCTGGAAAGCGCGAGCAGCGTCGGCAGCGCGTCCTGCGCGAGGCTCTGGCCGAATGTTCCGATCTGATCCTGCAGCGCCTGTACGTCGTCCTTGAACGCTTTCGCGCGCGCAGCCGCCTCGGTGCTGATGACTTGCCCCGTTTCGGTGGCCTTGTCGATGATGCCTTGCAGCCCCGAACTCGCCAGCTCGTCGAGCGTCGCGTTGAGCTCCTTGCCGGCTTGGCCGAACAGCATCGTCTCGATGCGCGCCTTGACTGCGCCGTCGGGCAATTTCGCGAGCGCGCCGGCGACTTCCTGCATGAGCTCGACGCTGGGCTTCAGCTGTCCGCTCGCATCGCGCACCGACACTTGCAGCGCGGAAAATCCCGCGCGCGCTTCCTTGCCCATCGTGCCGCTCGCGGTGGCGGCACGCACGGCTGCATCGCCGATCGCATCGAGCCCGCTGACGACGTCCTTCAGATCCGCATCGTTGCGGTGCGCGGCCGCGCCGAGCGCGCTCAATTCTTCCGTCGTGACACCGAGCCGCTTCGACGTCGTGTCGAGCTCGGCCGCGAGGTTGATCTGGTGCTCTACAAGCAGACCGACGGCGCCAATGACCGCCGAGACCGTTTTCACGATCGCGGCGCCCATCTTGTCGCCTTCTTTCTCGGCCGCGGCGAAGCTGCGCTCCGCCTCCGCGCCCGCGCTCTTCGCTTCCGATGCGAAATTGCGCAGCTCGCCGCTCGCCGAACGGAGCGTGCCGGTCAGGCCCGATCCGTCGGCGGAGAGACGCAGCTGGAGTTGGGCGTCGGCCACGCTAGTCCCTCTTCTCGTTCAACACCGGCTTGGCCGCATTCACCATCACGCGCACGCCCATCAGCACTTCACCCCACTCCGGCCGAGGGACGTGCAGTGCCATGCACGTCGCGATGACTTCCGCATTCGCGATTCCCTGATGGTGCGCACCCCCGAATCCGGCGAGCACCGTCCATTGGCAGGAGGCGAAGACGCGGACGATCGTCCAGTTGCAAGGCCAGATCCGTCTCGGCTCCGCGAGGCGCGCCGCTTCGGCACGCTCTAGCGCGATCGCGTCGTCGTCCCATCCTTGTTCGCGCAGTCCATCGATGTACTCCTCGACATCGGAGCCCGGCGCTCCCTGCGCCCACCAGACGGCTGCGTCCCTCAGTTTTTTGCCTTGCCCTCCACGCCAATGGATTTGAGGTACGCCTTGACGATCGAACGCGGCACCGGGAAGCGGTTGAGGAGCTTCTCGCGGTTCGTGTCGTTGACTTCGAGCGGCGAGCCGTCGACGTCTTTCACCTGATCCGGCTTCCAGCCGCGGAACACGCGCTCGACGACGTCGGCATCGCGCAGCGGCGGCTCGCCCTCGTCGCGCGGGCGGAACATCTCGGTGATTTCGTCCTGCTCGAGACGCGCGAACTCGGCGTCGAAGGAAAACTTGCGCGTGCGGCCGTTCGCGTCGACGAGCTCGACGGGAACCGGGTACCAGTACGACGGGGAATCATCCAGCTGAAACATGCGATCGTCCTCATGGGAGCTTGGGGAATCTCCCTGCGGGGGCGCGGGACTTTCGCAGCGATCGACGCGCTTGCGTCAGGTGAACGCGAGCGACATCTCGTCGTCGCCCTCGTCATAGACGAAGGCGAGGTTCGCCTCAAGCATCGCGCGGCCCTTGTCATCGCCGTATTTCGGCTGCAGGAGCTGCGTCAGAGGCGCCGCGAACGTGATGATGTTGCCGGCCGTCTGTCCGTGCACGAGCGACATCGCGGCCTGCACGTTGGTCTTGGCCGTCGTGAAGTAGTTCTTCGTGGTGAGCGTCGGCGCGAGGAGCGAGATCGAGCCCGCCGGCTTCTTCGACACGATGTCGACGAACTGCTCGCCGGGGTTGTCGTAGAACTGCACGTCGTTCGCGTGATCGTACGAGAAGCTCTTGTACACGGATTGGAGCCCGTGCAGCGTGACCTTCGGCGTGTACGCGAACGCGACCGGATTCGGCAGGATGAAGCCCGTGAAGTCCGGCGCGATGTCGGCCGTCGTGATGGGATCCACCCACATCGCCGTGAACTTGAAGTGGAAGTACGGGATGCCCTGGCTGTCGAACTTGATCGACCAGGTGCCGCGTGCGCCCTTGCCGGCGTGACGCTGACCGTCCATCTGGTAGTACATCGTCAGCGAGTCCGTGCCTTCCGAGGCCGGGTCGTACGTGACGCTCAGGTCCTCGACGATGGTCTCGCTCATCTGGCATGCCTTGAAGAGGCGACCATAAACGGGCGCGGTGCCTGCAGTGCCGGATCCGGCCATTTCGACGTCGAACTCGAAGCCGAGGTGCTCGCCAACATGGATCACGCCGGAGTTGCCGGTCGCGCTGCCGTCGATGTTGCGTTCGATTGCGGTCGCATCGAACGGCGTGCATTTCAGCTCGTGCGTGCGGATCGCATCCGTCGTCGTCAGCGCCACGGCCGTACCGTAGGTCAGCTCGAGAGCGCAAAAGAGGGTGATTTTCCGAGTGCGCATTGCGGTCTACTCCTGTCGTGCGCGGTGCTGCGGCGAAGCCGCGATCTACTTGCCCTTGACGTCTTCGTTTTTCGGCGCCGCGCGAGGCGGCAACGCACCAGCGCGCAGGTCCTGCGTCGGCGCGATGTGCTTGACGAGGTTGCCTTGCTTGTCGCGGATGAACGTGCCGCCCTTGCGGCGATCGGGCTCGTTCGGGTTCTTCTGAGATTTCATGACTGGCGCTCCAGGTAGCGGATCGTGTTGAGGCCGAGACGGCAGACGTGGCACAGCACGCCGGCGAACATCGCGGGCCCGGTGTCGTCGAGCTGGATGCCCGACTCGCCGTTGCCGGATCCGTCGTCGGGCACGGCGCACTGAGCGACCGTGCCGCCGAGCGTCTCGTCGGCGGCGAAGGCGTCGCGGATGGACTCGATGAGATCGTCGAAGACGAGCTCGCTGGCCGCCGCGTCGTCGAGCGACATGACGCCGACGATGCGCCAGCGGACGTGCTCGACGGTTCTCGAAAGGAGGTTGCCGACCTCGCCCGTGTTCGGCCGCCGCACGAACCAGCCGCGGATCATGTTGTGCTCGGGCGAGAAGTAGTGCCGCTTGAGCCCGGTGTTGTCGGACGCGTAGCGCTCGTATGCATGCACGTTGCCGATGTCGGCAACGCTGTCGAGACGCGCAACGATCGCATCACGGACGACGGCGATGCTCATGCGAACCTCGCGGCGAGGCGCACGGCGATGCGCTGCATCGCGGCGTCGAACTTGCGGCGGATCTCCGCCTGGCTTCGATCCCACACTGTACGCCAGACGGGATTCGGTTTCGTGCCTCGCACGCCGATCGTGCGCGCGATCGCGAACGCCGCGCCCTTCGCTTCGTCCTCGCCGAGGCCGAGCTTGGCGACGGCCCAGTCGATCAGCGGCTGGATCGGCGGGCGGTGCGGCTTCGTGCCGCCCTCGATGTACGGCGCATACTCCTTCGGGCTGTACGTCGAGCCGATGACCGTGTCGGAGAGCGCGCGCTCCTCATGCGCGATCGAACCGCGCAGACCCCCGCCGTGCAGGCCGCCTGCGCCGGCCGGCAGCGACTGCATGAGCTCGCCCTGCAGCAGTACGTCGGAATCCGTCATGGCGACGAGGAGTTCCTGCCGCGTAATGTCCGGCGCGCGGCGCCAGGCATCGCCGAACGCCACGAAGTCGCTGACGTCGAGGCTGATGTTCATGCGCGCCGCCAGCTCGTCGGCGGATGGAAGAGGCGCGGCCGGCCGAGCGAATCCGCGCGGGTCACGGCGACGTCGACGCTCGCGGCCTTCGTGCGATCGTTCGGCTTCGAGCCAACGACGCGCACGTATTCCGCATCGAGCTCGCGCTTGCGCGCGCGCCAGCGATCGGATTTGCCCTTGTGGTCGACGGTGTCGGCGCCGATCGTCGGCGCCGCTTCGTTGCTGTAGTTCGCGGCGAGCTGGCCGCAGAGATCCGCGGCGGCGAGCGCGGCGACCGCGTGCACGTGCTCGCCGGGAATCGTCGTGTCGTCGCTGTCGTCGAGCGTGTGCGCTGCGGTGTACGTGAGGCGCATCGTCGCGCCGGCGGGAAACTCGACGCTCGGCACGAGCATCAACGCATCGGGCGTCTCGTAGATCTCGATTTCTCCGGCCGGCACGTAGCTCGGCGGCCGGTTGCCGACGGGATACTCGACGCGCAGGAGCTTCGATGCGCTCGTGAATCCGGCCGGGGCAGGCAGGTTTCCGTCCTCGTCGACGTCGACGTCGGCCACGGCGCGACGCGGCGCATCAGCCGAGTAACGCAACACCGCATGCGCGATCGCGGTATCACTGGCCGATGAAGCAATGACCTGGTCCGTGTCGCGGACCAGGTCATTGACGAGGGACTGGACGTCCGCGAGCTTCATCAGGCCACGATCGACCCGTCGAAGCCGCGGTAGTCGCGCACCGCGCCGCCGTAGATGTGGCGGATCTTGTACTTCACCTGGTCGTTGGTGAAGAGCGAGCCCTGCGTCGGCAGATCCTGCACGAAGAGCTGCGGTTCCTCGCCGCCGTAGAAGCCGAGCTCGATCAGCGGCACGTCGCGATTGTCGGCCGTCGCGTACCAGTTGTTCGCGTCGGTCCAGTGCGCGACGACGTGCGTCGTGGGCTTGCGGCTCTGCACGAACGTCTCGTCCTGATTCGTGTTGCGCACGAACAGGTTGTAGGCCGCCTCTTCGAGATCCGACGGGATGATGAGGTGGCGCAGCGCAATGCCGAGACGCTTGTTGGAGTCCTTCTCGGCCTGCTTCTTCATGCGCAGGCGCGCCGCGGCGAAGCTCGTCGCGTCGAGCGCGGCCGTGCCGAGGTTTCCGTGCGACGCATGGAACAGAGCGACCGTGTCGTACACCGCCGCGTTCGAGTCGATGAAGCCGTAGACGAACTCGTACAGCGTGCGCGCCGCGCTCCGCGCGAGCATCGCGGGAATGCGGCGGATCAGGCCGACGTCGTCGTTGGCGATCGCCTCGAGCGAGAGCGTTTCCGTGCCGCCACGCTTGGACGGCGCGTACGTCGCCTCTTCGTCGCTCGGCGAGGTCAGCGCGTTGTACGGACCGTTCTCGGCGACGGCCGGCAGATTGCCGTAGCCGCCGATGCGCGTGCGATGCTGCGTCCGGAAATCGCTGACCGGCACGACGTCGCAGAGGAAGCGCCAGTCGCTGTAGTCCTCGACGCTCGCGTAGTCGCGGATCATCGCGCGCGTGATCGAGTCGCCGAGGATCTCGCCGAACGTCGTCGAGCTGATCGCCTCGCGGAAGTGCGCGCCAGCCGCTTCACGCAGACGCTGCGTGTCGCACTGGTCCATGCGGCCCGAGACGCGGCGATCGCCCGTGATCTCGATGTAGCACTCGCGGAAGCTCGAGGACGGCTTCGTCGGATCGAAGAAGTTGTCCAGCATCTCGCGGACCGTCTTGCTGCGATCGCCGCCTTCGATGCGTGCGCCGTCGCCGAGGCCCGTGATCGCGGGCGAACCCTCGCGAAGGTTCACGAGCAGCTGACGCTCGGCCTCGATCGCCGCCGTGACGTCGGCGTCGGTGAAGCTCGTCGCCTCCGTGAAGCGCGTGACGAGACGCTCCTGCAGCGGCGCGGGCAGCTTGCTCTCCGCGATCGCAACGCGCGCATTCGCGCGGGCCTCGACCATGCGGATCCGCGCGTCGACGTCTTCGGCGGTCAGCGGCGCGCTTCCCTGCGCGCCGCCGCCGGTCCCACTGCCACTGCGCGCGTCCTGGGCGGAAGCCGAGACGGCTTCCCGGTAAGCGGTCATGACTTCCTCGTCCGTCGCTGCGGAGAGGGCCGCGGCGCGGGCAGCGTCCCGTGCCTCGATGTACTTCAGCATCTGCTCGCGCAGCATGGGGTCTGACTCCTTGGGTTGTGCAGCCTCGGCGAAGCGGATTACCTGACCGCCAGCGCCCGGTTCGATGATGAGATCGACGCTGCTGACCTGCGTCAGCTTCGTCGCCTCGCGGAACTTGCCTTTCTTCTTCGCCGTACCGCCGGCGTCGATCGAAAGACCGAAGAGATCGTTCATGCCGCGCGCGACGGCTTCGCGCAGTTTCGGCGCGACGTCGGCCGACTCGAGCACCTCGAGCACGGCTTGGATCTCGCCGGGTCCGGCCTCGACGAAGCGGGGCTCCGTGAGCTTGCCGACGAGCTGGCGGAAGTCCTTCGAGCTCTCGTCACCCTTGATGTGCGCGAGATCGCTCTTGACGAAGACGCGCACGCCCTCGAAGAGCGGTGTCGCTTCGCGCAGTACCGCGCGCGGATACTCGACGCCGTTGAGCGACGTACCCGCGCGGATGATGCGAACGAGATAGCGCGGCGGCGCCTTCGCGTCGTCGCCGAGCGCTTCGATGAAGACGGCGGAAGCATCGGCGGCAGCAGAGAACCTTGGGGAATTCCCTGCCGCCGCCTCCGCCACCCGTGCCCCCACAGGTTCGTAATCGACGACGACTTCCTGCGGCGCGCCGAGCGCGACCTTGTTGTCCTCGCCGATCGTGTACGCGTACGACCAGTAGCGGCCGTGCGCGAGCACGATGACGCGGTCCGGGAAGACCGAGTCGAGGCAGAAGTCCCAGCCGTCCGGCAGCAGGCGACGCGTGTCGCGCACGGCGTCACGCACGAGGTCGATGATCTGACCGAGCTCGGTCGCGACCGCTTCGCGCAGCGCGACCTCGCCAACGACGCCGGCTTTCGGGACGCGCTTCATCAGCGCGCTTCCTTCCAGACGTGCTTGTCGTCCTGGAGCACGCGCACCGTCTTGCCGTCGCGCGTGGCCTTCGCGAGCTCGACGACTTTGCCGACCGGCTTGCGGCCCTCGGCGGGCGAGTCCGCCGAGGGACTGGTCCCGGTGTCATCGGTCGAGGAATTCGGATTCGCCGCCGGATCGGCAGCATCAGCCTTCTTGTCTTTGGCCACGGGGGAATGTCTCCGCTGGGAGGGGAACAGCTTGCGGAGACGGATGATCACGATGAGCCCGCAGCGAATCTTTTAGCGCGCGCTAAAACGACTCGCCCGGATCGAAAGGAAGGGAACGCGCCGCTCGGCGGGGAACGGGAGCTCGCGTACCGCAGAACGCAGTACACGAGCGCGACGGCGCGGCCGCGAGCTTAGCACGCAGTTGCGAAAGGAACGTGCGAGGGAATCGCGGCCGTCAGGCGGCGTTGCGCAGCTCGGCGAGGAAACGCTCTTGCGCTTCGGCACCCTTGGTTTCGCCAAGGCGCGCGTATTCGACGAACTGCTCGCGCGTCATGACGACGCCCTGGAAGCGCACGTGCGTCGTCGGCTGCGCATGCATCCATTCGAAAATGGACAGGCTGTCAAGCTGCGTCAGATCGAGAACTCGGCGTTTCATGGGGCACGGTACGTTTCGAGGCGGATCAAGCCGCGGCGGACGAGCTCGTCGAGCAGGCTCGCCGCGACGCGTTCAGGATACTCCGATTCCGGCACGCCCGCTTCGCGCAGCGCGGTTTCCACGTTGCGGGCATAGCGGGCGAGATCGAGCTCCTGATCGAGCAGCGCGCCCAGCTTCCATCCGCTGATTGGCGGCAGGATCCGGTAGCGAACGCCGGCCGCGGCGACCCGGAGCTCGGCGAATCCATAGCCGACAGCGGCAAAGATGTCCTGCATCGACGGCGGCAACGCATCGAGGTGCGCGTGAGTGAACACCTTGCCGCGCGCATCTTGCGTCGAAAGCTGATCGAGGAGCACGCGATCGCGGCGCCCTTCGGCGAACCAGATGGTCTTGCCCGAATCGTCGAGCACGTACGCCCACTCGACCGGCCGCGTGATCATGCCGCGCTCGAGCGGCACGAGAGCGCGCGCGAGCGTATCCGGCAAGCCGCGCAGCGCCGCACGCTCCCACGGCAGCACGGCCGCGGCGAGCGCCGCCGCGACGACGCCCTCTTCGGCGGCCCCGACGATCGCCTCGGCCGCACCGGCCGGCACGCGCGGTTCGCGTGTCACCTCGCCGTCGGCGTCGAGCGGATCGAGGCGCGTCGTGCTCGCGCCCCACGTGCTGCCGTCCGTGACCGGAATCGACAGGCAGCCGCAGTTGATCGTGTTCGACGCCGATCCGTTCGGATCGCGCGGATACATGAGCTGCTCGCCCGCGATGTCGAACGGCTCTGAGACCTTGCGCAGCTGACCGTGCGCTGCAACGTGATCCGGACGCGGATGCAGCTTGCCTGAACGATTCCAGCGCTTACGCAGCCCCGGCAGGCGCGTCGCCGCGTCTTCCATGCTTGCCTGATTGGCGGCCGAGTAGATCCGGCCGAGCTCGGTGTAGACGATCGTGCGCGCGCGGCTGCGCGTCGCATCGAGGATCTTCTGCACGGCCGAGATCGCGTCCGACGTCGACAGCGTGCCGATCAGCACCTGCGCGAGCGCGCCGTTGATGCGATTGATCGCGCTCGTGCTGGCGTCGGAGAGGTAGTGCGTGAGCGCAGTGCGCAGCGCCGTCAGCGCGCGCGGGTTGATGCGCGGCTCGAACGCGAGGCCGCCGGCCGCGAGCGGCACGCGGATGAGATCGATGCCCGCATCCCACGCCTGCTGAGCGCCTTCGAGCGACGTCGTGCGTGCCGCGGTCGAAAACGCCTGCAAGGCCGCGTCGATCTCGCGCTGCGTCGCCTCGAGGCGCGTGCGCTTCAGCGTATCGGTCACGCCGGCGAGGCGCGCCGTGATCGTCTTCCGGGCCTTCTCGAGCTGGCGCAGGATCTCGGCGATCGTGTCGCGCTGGATCCGCACCAGGCGCCGCATCTGCGCAAGGCGCTCACGATTGAACGCAGCGGTGCGCTCGTCAGGCGTCGGCATTCGCCGGAGCTCCGGCGGGCACGACATCGTCGTCCGGCGGCGGCGGATCATTGAAGGCCGAATCGTCGAGCTTCTCGCTCAGCGCTTTCTCGAGCTCCTCCTCGGGATCGATCTCGACGCCGAGACGCGCGGCAACAGCTGCAATGACGCGCAACGCCGTTTCGCGAGAGAGAAGCCCATCGGCGATTGCCTGCACGCAACCCGAGACCACCTGCATGAACGACGTCGCGTACTTCGTCGTGTCCTTCGCGGTGAGCTCGGGAAATTCGATGACGATCGCATCGAGGATGTCGACTTCCTTGTCGTTGAGTTCTTCCTCGAGCCTTTTCCATTCCGAGCGCACGACGTACTGCGCGATCTCGGTGAGCATCCATTTCACCGCCTGCTGGCGCATCTTCAGCATCTTCTCGGTCGGCTCGGCCATGCTCTCGCCGGTCGATCGATTGACGTCCTCGGCGCCGCCGTACCAGTGCTCGGGAATCGTCGCGCCGCCGAGCACGTGATTTCGGAAGAGCCGCGCGCCGGCTGCCACGTCGGCCGCCTGCAACTCCGGCGCCTTCGGCTCCCACGTCTCGGCATCGTTGTGCACGCGCACGCTGTTCGGCTTCGGCGCCGTGATCTCAGCCGCGCGCGCTTTGACTTCGTCGGATGTCGCGTTGGCCATCGTCACGTCCCACACGAACGCGCGCAGGAAGCTCGCGCGGTCGAGCTCGCCGAAGAGGTACTGGTCATACGCGTCGAGCCAGTCCGCCTGCGCGAGCAGGTCGCTGCGCCCACGCGTCGCGCTCGCGAGATCGTTGATGCGGAAGTAGAAGCAATCGCCCGTATCGAACGTCGCGCGGATCTCCTGCGTGCGCTCGGCGAACGCCGACTCCGGCACGTTGACGATCACGCGATAGCGGCGCGCAACGCCCTTGCTGTTGCGCTTCGTGACGATGCCGATTGGCTGCTCACGATTTTCCGGGTCGGTCACCACCGTCTCGATCAGCGCAGGATCGAGGTAGCCGAGACGGACGAACCCGGTGCTCTCATTCCGGAAAACGGGATAGCACTGCTCGCCGAACAGCGCGAGCTCGCGCACGCGCTTGTGGAGCTTCTTGTCCCACGCGTTGAGGCCGTCGTTCCAGTGGCGCTTCAGCGCCGCGTTGGCCCGCTCGTCCTCGGCGCGCCACGCGACGCCGTCGGACAGGAGGTACGCAACCGGCAGCTCGATCAGCCGGTTCGCGATCAGGTTCGACTCCCAGAGGAAGTGCGCGATCTTCTGCATCCGATCCTGCGTCAGCGGTGTCAGGTCGCGATTGCCATCGCCGGTCAGGCGGCGCCAGTCGTCGTCGTCGGCGTCGATCGTCGCGCCGGCCGCTTCCCGCAGGGCGGGTGCCGGCGCCGCGCGGAACCATCCGAGGGCGGTCTTGAGGGGTTCGAGGAGGTTCATGGGCTCAGGCGCTCCGTCGACGAGTCCCGAAGTGCGCCCGAGAGCGCACAGGACTTTTCGCAAAAAGGCGAGGGAAAGAAATTCGGACCATCAGGGCTTCTCGGGGGCCTCGGGGCGCACAGTGCGATTGGTGCGGTCGCCGAACATCGCCATGCGGCGGCGGCCGCGCATGGCCTCGGGGAGGACCGTCGAGCGGTCGGATTCGATCGTGTGTCCGGCGGCCGGCTGGGTCGGCGATTCGGCCGCGTGGAGCGCCAGCATGTGCGCCCAGAACTCATCGGCGTGTCCGGCTTCGTTGCGGTCGGCGTCGAAGCGCGCGTTGCCGGCGACCGTCGTCGTCTTCTTGACGGCATGGTGGCTGTCGCGGATCTCACGATCGACCGGGATGCGGACGCGCTTGTCCTCGAAGCGTTGCTTGCCGTACGTCGCGAGGTGCTGCTTCGTCTCACCGGTGAACGTGACGCCTTCGACGCGCGACTCGCCCCAGCGCCGTTTCGCTTCTTCGACGACGGGTCCGCCGAGGCCGGTCTCGTCGATGCAGGCGCGGCGGCAGCCGTAGGACTCCATCAGCTCGTCGAACGAAGCGAGCTGCTCGGCATACGTCGCGCGCCGCAGCTTGCGCACCTCGCGCGTCACGTCGACGTCGCCGACGCGCTCGCTCACCCACTGGCAGCTGAGGTCATGTTTCCGGCCGACGTCCCAACCGAGATAGAACGGCCCGGCGCCGCGCAGGTCAGGCTGGCCCGCCTCGGCCGACTCGCACGCGACGATGAGATCCCACGACAACCAGGCCGACGCCTCGTCGACGGGGTTGCACATGTACTCCTGCTGCCACGTGTCCTCGTCGCCGCTCGCTTCGTGCTCGGCATCGAGCCACGCCTGCCGCTCGGCGTCCGTCAGCTTGTGGCCGACGATGCGATCGGCGAGGCCCTGCTGCACGGCATCGACGATCGTGACGGTGTGCAGGCTCCAGAGCGGCTTGCGTCCTTCGGCGATCGCCTTCTTCGCCTCGCTCACCATGCGGTAGTAGCGATTGCCCTTGCCGTTGTAGGTCGAGAGGATCCGCGCCGGAAAGCCCCACGTCAGAATCGGGCGCGCGGCTTTCCACATCGCTTCCTGATCGGCATGGAACGCGAACTCGTCGAGCACGAGCTTGCCGCCCTTCGAGCGGAACGCTTTCGGATTCGAGGTGAGCGCGTTGATGCGCCGGCCGGTCGCAAACTCGACGGTCAATGCCTTGATGTCGTCCTCGCGGCTGATGACGGTCTCGCCGAGATCTTGCGCCGCGATCTTGAAGATGCGTGCCCACTGCGCGACGTAGCGGATGTACTCCTTGGCCGCGCTCTCGTCGGCCGACGAGAACCAGACGTCGATCGGACTGTCCTCGCGCGCGGCGTCGAGCATGTCCTCGTAGCTCTGCACGTACGTGAAGCCGACGCGTCGCGATTTCTCGACGATCTTGAGGCGCGAGCGATCGCGCAGCCAGTCGATCTGGTACGGCAGGAAGTAAGTCGAGAGCGCTGTGCCGGTCACGACGTGAGCCTCCCCGTGCCGCGCAATGCGGCCTCGACGAGGCGCTTGGTGGTGACGTAGCGTTCGGCAGCAATGACCGTCCACGATGCGGCATCGACGCGGCATACGAACGACGCGCCGACAGCGACGTCGCACCGACGCAGGAGCCTACGCCCGACGAGCGTCCGAGCTTTTGCGCGCGTCGCGATCACAGCAGCCGCAGCTCCTTCTGAATCTCGTCGATCGTCGCCTGCGAGAGACCGGTACGTTTTCCGATTTCGCCCGCCTTCTTCGCCGCGCGCTCGATTACCGCGCGCTCGATCTTCTCGAGCCGCTCGATGTTGGCCTTGCTCGTCGCCTCGAGGTCGCGGATCGCTTTCGCGAGCAGCATGATGTCCATCGGCTTCGGCGCTTTCGGTGGCTTGCCGTCCGCGCCGGGTTCGTCGCTGCCCATACCAGCCAGCGACTGGAACGCGACCGTCTTCAGCATCTCGGCGAGCAGCGCACCAACGTCGCCCTTCGGGTTCTCGCCGAGCTGCGCGACCCACTGCCCGGCGATCTCCTGTGCTTCGCTGTAGCGCGCCATCTGTTCGCGCGCGCCCTTGACGTAACGACCGACCGCCGACTTGCTGACGTCGGCATCGAGCTCATTGAGCTTGTCCGTGATCTCATGGATCGTGCGGCCTTCGCGGATCAGCCGATGACACAACTCCGCGAGGTCCTTCGGCAGTCGGGCGATCGAGGAGCGCGCGGCCATCGTCATTTCTCCGATAGCTGCCCGAGCTGAACCCAGCGGGCAATGATGACCGCGGCAACGAAATCGATGCCAGGCGGAAGGTGAATCGCGCGCAGGATGGCGCGCGGAAGGATGGCTTGACGAAACACCATGCGCTCAGTCCTCGATCAGCTGGACGCCGGGGAAATCGAGATCGCCCGTGAGGACATCACGGCCGCGTGATGTGATGCGCAGGAACGAAACGCCGGCTCGATCACGGACGATCACGAGGCCGTGCCGCGAAAGCCATGCGACATCGATTTCGAACGTGTCCTCATCGGCGGCGTAGCCGAAGCTGCGCAGCGTCGTGCGCAGGAGCGGCGCCGACGAGCCGTGCTCGTTGCTCGCGTTGAGCAGCGCGAGGATTCGACCGCGACGATACGGCATCTGATGTTCGGTAATGCTCACGTCGTTACCTCCGGGAGCGAGGGGTGAGGTTCATGTCCTGGATCAGGCGCTGCAGCACCTTCAGCTGTTCGTTCAGCAGCCGCGTTTCGGTGTGCGCCTGCGCGCGCGTCTCGGCGAGCTGCTCGGCGACGCGGTTGATCTTTTCGTGGATGACGCCGAGATCGCGCGGCCGCAGCACGTTCTCCTTGTCCGTCTCCTGGCGCGTGGCGATGCGAGCGACCAGCTGCTCCATCGCGTCCATGCCGGACTTCACTTCGTGGATCGACGCTCGCAAGCTGCCGAGCGAACGGTCGACGTGCGCACGCACGATGGCGTCGCCCTCCGTGATGCGCTGGTTGCTCGAGCGCGCCTTGCTCCAGACGCCGACGCTGACCGCCGCAGCGATCACGGCGCAGATCGCCGCGACGATCGTGCTGAACAGCATCAGCTGTTGATCCCAGTTCATTTCCACCGTCCCCTTGCCTCCCAACGTCGCTGGCACTCGATGCATCGCATGGCATCCGGCATCGCGCGCAGCCGGCGCGCATCGATCGGCTCGCGGCAATCGACGCAGTCGAGCGCGACCGGCGCGGGCAGCGGCGGACTCGATCTCGTCATGGCCGCCAGCGCCATGCTGCGATGACGCTCCTCGAGTTCCTGGGCGATATCGACGTCATCCACGCCGCACCCGCTGTGCTTCGGCGCGCAGGTCGTTCGCATCGCCGCGCTTGACGCGCGCGTTCATGCGCAGCAGCCGCCGCTCGAGCTCCGAGTAATCCTGCGCCTTGTCGCTCGCCTGCCTTTCGAGTCCGGCCGCCTCGCGTTCCCAGCGGTTGATGAGATCCTGAATCCACGGCGTGATCACGCTATTGCCCGTCCGTTGCTCCCAGCAGCGCCGTCGTTGCGCGATCGGCGTTGCACTGATCGATATCCGCCTGGTACAGCGGGATCGTCGCCAGCGCGTCCAGTACGCAGATCGCCGGCTGGCCATCCAAAACACACCGCGCCGGCGGTGCCGGCGGCGGGAGGATCGGAGCGGTGAGCTTGTCCGGTATCGGCTTCCACGCCGGCACCGGCACCTCAATCGCTTCGGAGTGCGTCACGACCTCCGGCCGCGGTCGAAACAGGCCACAGCTGGCCAGCAACGGCAGCGCACAAAGGCAGATCAGCGAGAGCCTTGCAGTTCGCATCGTCATGAGGAGATCGAGCGATCGCGCCGGCGCGGCGCGTCGCTGCATCGGTGAGATCCTTGATCTGCTGATCGCGCGCGACGAGCTCGTGCTCGGCATCGGCGACCGCCTGATCGTGTTTCGCGCGCAGATCCGCGAGCTGCGTCTTCAGCGCCGCGATCGCCGAATCGTTTGCATGGTTTCCGGCTTCGCATGTGCTGAGCGCTTTCGCATTGTCGAGCAGCTGCTGCTGGTCGTGCTCGCCGCGCATGCCCCAGCCGATCACGCCCGCAAGCGCGATCAACGCGGCGAGTGCAAGCAGCTCGATCGCAGCCGTCGTCACGGACAGACCGCCTTGCCGGGCCAGCCGACGGCGATGTACGCCGGCTCGAGTTCGAGCAGGATCCGCTCGACGTACGCGCGGTTTTCACGACGAGCGGCGGCCGAGCGCGACGTGTAGTTTTCGACCTGGCCGAACCAGCGCTCCGGATCCGCACCGGCGTCAGCGGCTTTCGACTTGTCGCGCGGGATCCATGAGAGCCCCCCGTTGTACGCGGACAAAGCGAACGCCCATCGATCGCACGCAGCTGCTCCGGTCACATTCTTGTGGAGCCACGCGTCGTAGCAGACGACGGCGCGCATGCTCCAGTTCGGATCCCACGGATCCGCGGCGCCGATCTCGGGGCAGATCGTGCCGAGCCAGTTTGCGGTCGACGGCGTGAACTGCGCGAGGCCGTCGGCATACGGGCTCTTCGCACTCGAATTCCAGTTGCTCTCGGCGTGCACCTGCGCTGCGATGCGCGCGACGTCGTCGGTGGTGCCGAAGCGCGCGTTGACCTCGCGTTCGAGCTTGAAGCCGTAGAGGTAGGCGCCGATCGGAATCGAGACGCCGTTGCTCGCGATCGATGGGGCGCTGTTCGCTCGAAACGCGAGACCGAGCCCGATGCCGAGCGCCATCATCGCGATGACAAAGAGCGCTCGGCGAGGAAGCCACAGCAGAATCAGCATGATCAGGCAGATGCCCCCGACAGCGCTGGAGAGCCACGCCGCGTTCACTGGAACAGTCCTCCGGCGAGCATCGCGGCGCACACGATGAACGCGCGGCGCTTCTCGGCCGCCATGCGCTCGATGTCCTTCAGGTGACCGGGCCGCGAATTCGGATGCAGCAGGCGATCAATCCAGTAGCCGAGATACGCGAGGAGACTCTCCTTGCAGATGAGCCACGCGACGAGACCGACCTTCACCGCGTTCGTCTCGTGGACGAGCGGATTCGGGGTCGCGATCAGCCAGAGCGTGATGAGGCCGACGACGAGGATCGGCGAGCCGCGCAGCGCATCGCGGATCTTCGTAAGCGCGCGGCGGATGGCAGTAACGTACGAGAAAGTGTCCATGCCGCGAAGGTGCGGCATGGACAGAGACGCGATCTATTAGCCCGGTTTAAAGCGAGCGATCGCGACTACCGCTAGCATCCGGCGCGCGCGCCATGCGCGTCAAGATGGCCGACGCCCATGCGCTGACGCGCCAACCGACGAAGCTGATCAACGCGCCCGCTATCACCGAATCGGCGGCGACGATCGTCGTCTGGCTGCCGGCCCCGACGAGCGGAATCGCGGCGGCCGATCCGATCAGCGCGGCCCATGCAACGATCGCGAAATACCACGAGACGCGACATGGCGAACGTGATCTAGGACTTCGATTGTCGGCCGCGTTGATCGTGCAGCGGTCGGCGAGTCCATCAGTGATGCCGTAGATGTTGACGACCTCGCAGTCGATGATGTGGCGCTGATCGCAGCGCTCGTTGTAGTCGCTACCGCTGACGCGGGCGCGCTCTTTCGCTTCGATATTTCCCCTGAACATGATTGGATTTTTCACCCCGGCGGTCTGTCTTGCTGGGCCCTTGACCGACGCCTCCTTCTTTCGGTTCGAGCACGGTTCTTCCCCCCACCTAGAGCAAACGTTCTGCGAGCACCAGCCTTGCGCCAAAGGCACCTGGCGCGCTCAGGGCTTCTTCTTGCGGGAACCACTAGCGTTGTAGTCGCGTCCCGCGACGCGGCTCCTGCCTTTGCCGATCACGACGTTGCCGGCCACCGGCATGCCGACGTTCAAGACGGCCAGCATCGCGCGCGCCTGCTCCTGCTGGAACTCCGAAAGCGATCGGTAGCTCCGCAGCACAGACCATTCCTCCGGCGTGATCTCTGGACCGCTAGACGCCGGCAGGCCCGTGAGGATGTACCGGGGTTCGAAACCAATCGTCGACAGGCGCGCGAGCGCGCTCGATGGGATCTCGGCCCCCTTCTCCCACGACACGACCGTGTTCCGGCTGACGCCGGCCGCCTTGGCGACCTGCGCCTGCGTCAGATCGAGGCGCGCCCGCTCGTCCCGAAACCGGGCGGAAATCCATTCGGTTGACGTGCCAAGCCCGCTTGTCTTACGATGTGCCAAGTTCACTTGTCATCCTGACTTTTAGCCTTGATTAGTGAGGCGCGATCGCCCGCGCATTTGGACCCCAGAAGGCCTCCGAAACTCATGCACCCCGCCCAAATCCAAGCCGCCCTCAAGATGCGCGGCACGACGCAAGCCGACGTGGCCGCGCAGTGCGGCGGCGTCAGCGCCACCGCGGTCTATTCGGTCATCCACGGCCGTAGCCGCAGCAAGCGCATCGAGATGCGCATTGCCGCGATCACCGGCCTACCGCTCGCCGAGCTCTGGCCCGCGTGGCACTGCCCGAAGGCCAAGCGCGCGCGGAGCGTGCTGTCCACCGCCCAGGTTGCCCAAGCCTTGCGCGTGGCGGTCCGGTGATTCCCATGCGCGTCGAATCCTACTCGGCCGCATTTCGCCACGCGCAAGCCGATTGCGCAATAGCAAATCCGCTCAGCGTTTGGAATGCGGGGAGCGAGTCGTGGCGCGGAGGTTCCAATCGTGCACCGTAATTGGACGCGGTGGCGTCCCTCGAACCTGCAGGAGGCCGTCGAGGGCTGCGTGCGCTACGCGCAGGACAAGCACCGCCTGTCGGTCGATCGGCTCGCTGATCTCGTCGGCGAATCGAAGTGGACGATCTACAAGTGGATCGAGTCCGGCTCGATTCCCGCGCGCAAGATCGCGGGTTTCGAAGCCCACTGCCGCTGCTGCTTCATCACGGCATACCTCGCCGCCAGCGCACGCCGGATGTTGATCGAGCTCCCAACCGGACGTCTGCCGGAAACGCACGACATCCAGGAGCTGCAGCGCATCTGCCATGACGCGATCGGGTCGCTGATCTCTTTCGCCGCCGGGCAGTGCGGCAAGCAGGAAACCGTGAACGCTCTCACCGTCGCGATCGAGCACCTCGCGAGCGAACGAGCGCACGTCGATCTCAACGAACAACCGGAGCTCAGTCTCTCATGACCGATCGCTACATCAACGCGGCGCAGCAGCGCATCTTGCAGATGCTCATGCGGCTCGCCGGGCACGAGATCGAAGGGATTGCGCCGAGCGAGCTGGCGAGCGCGCTGCGCACGAGCGCGAGCAACGTCACACGTGACCTCGCGAACCTGCGCGAAGCCGGTCTTGCCGAGCCGATGGACAACGGTAGCGGCCGTTGGCGCCTTACGCCTCGCATCGTTCAGGTCTCGCTCGCCGCGAGTACCGCCTTCACCCGCGCGCAGGATCGCCTCGACGAGGTGCGCCAGCGTTTTACGCGCGATCGCTAACTCGACCACGAGAGCCCTCCGACATGGCACGTCCTTCCAGAGCCCGTCCTTCACAAGAGACCGATCGCATCGCTGACGCCAACATCGACGAGGCTGCCCTCGCCGAAGTAGGGGAGGCGGCGACGTTGCATGCCCAGCAAATCGCGCTGGTCGCGCAGCAGTACGCGATCGACATTCCGTACGACTACGAGCGGTTCATCGCGCGCGGCAGAGAACTCGTCGTTGAAACCAGCCTGCGCCTGGTCGAGCTCGGGCTCATCCTGATCCACATTCGCGAACGCGAACCGCACGGCATGTTCCTGCCGGCACTCGAACGCATCGGCGTCGCGCCGCGGTTCGCGCAGCGGGCGATGCAAGCCGCGATCAAGATGCGCGACCGCCCGCGCATTTCCGGGCTCGGCGTCACAAAGACGCTGGAGCTCGTCGCCGAAGACGACGAGACGCTCGACGCGTTGGAGAAAGGTGGAACCGTCGCGGGCCTTACGCTCGACAAGATCGGCACGATGTCCACGCGCGAACTTCGGGCAGCTCTGCGCGCGGAACGCGCCGAGCGCGCGGAAGAGAAGTCGGCGGACGAAGAGATCATCCGCAAGAAGGATGAGCGCATCAACAAGCTCAGCCGCCGCTTGACGAAGAACAGCGCGCGCGAGCAGGCCGACGAGCTCGTCGCCGACTACAACCGCTTCGCGCTGGATGTTGCCGCCAACCTCAAGGCCGCGGCCGGGACGATCGAGGCGATCCGCAAGCTCTACGACGACATCGGCGAGCACCCCGACGAAGAAATCTCGCAGGCCCTGGACGCCGGCGCGGAGCTGATCGCGCCGTGGGTCGAGAAGTTCGAGGACACGCTCGGACGCTGATCAGGGACGAGGGACGGGAATCGGGGCCATGCATCCAGGGGAACTGGCGGAAATGCAGCTGTTGACCGACTTGGCGAAATCGATCCGCGAAGCCCCGCGAGGGCAGCGCGGCGCGCTCGCGCAACGCGGCGCCGACACGCTCGGCATCAGCGTGCAGACGCTCTATACCCGGCTGCGCCGCGTCGGCTTCCAGAGCGGACGCCGGCTGCGCTCGGACAAGGGCGACAGCCGCGTCGGCGAGCATGCGGTGCGCGACGTCGCCGCGCTGCTGCAGGCGTCGCGCCGTACGACCGGCAAGGCGCTGCTCTCGGTCAACGATGCGATCGATATCGCGCGCGCTAACGGGCTCCTGAAAGAAGAGGTGAGCGCCGCAACGATGCAGCGCCTCATGCGTCGGCACGGCTGTCACCCGGCGCAGCTCGCGCGGCCGGATCCGCACGTATCGATGCGCAGCCTGCACCCGAACCACGTCTGGCAGCTCGATGCGTCCGTGTGCGTTCTCTACTACCTGCGCAACGGCTCGGCCGCCGTGATGGACGAACGCAAGTTCAACGCGCGCAAGCCGGCCGACCTCGCGAAGGTGAACAACCGGCGCGTGCTGCGCTACGCGCTCACCGATCACTACAGCGGCGCGGTCACCGCGCGCTACTACAACGTCGCTGGCGAGGACCAGCGCACGCTGTTCGATTTCCTGATGTGGGCGATGCACCCGCAGGGCGAGCGCGTCATGCACGGCGTGCCGTGGATGATGGTGTGGGATGCGGGCAGCGCGAACCAGAGCCACGGCATCGGCAATCTCCTCACCGCGCTCGGCGTTCGCCATTGGGCGCACGTGCCCGGCAACCCGCGCGCGAAGGGGCAGGTCGAGACGACGCACAACATCATCGAGCGCTCGTTTGAAGGCCGGCTGACGTTCACGAAGACCGACAGCATCGAGCAGCTCAACGGTCACCTCGACACGTGGCTGCGGAGTTTCAACGGCGCGCGCGCGATGCGCCGGCACGGCCACACGCGTGATGCGCTCTGGCAGACGATCCGAACCGAGCAGCTGCGCGTCTGCCCGCCGGCCGAGGCCTGCTCGGTGCTGATGCATAGCAAGCCCGAGCCGCGCACCGTCGCCGGCAATCTCACGATCAGCTACAAGGCGCGCGGGCACGACCGTGCGACATACAGCGTCGCCGATGTGCCGAATGTCCGCGTCGGCGAGCGCGTCGAGGTGCTCGTCAATCCCTATCGTGCACCCGCGATCTACGTGGTCGGCTACGAGGCCGACGGCAGCGTGCGGTACTACGAGTGCGAGCCGGTTGCACGCGATGCCGCCGGCTTTTTCTCCGAGGCACCGGCATTCGGCGAGCGCTTCGCCGCCGCGCCCGACACGGATGTCGATGCCGCGCGCAAGACCGCGAACGAGCGCGCGTTCGGCGAGCGCGAAACACTCGACGCACTCGACAAGAAGGCCAAAGGCGCGGTCGCGTTCGGTGGCGAGGTCGATCCGTTCGCAGACCTGCGCGAGAAGGCCGAGCGCACGCCCTCCTACCTGCAGCGTCGCGGCACCGAGCTGCACCTGCCGAATCCTGTGCACATCGAGCTGAAACCGCTCGACCTCGTCGAGGTGCTGTTCGAACTGCGCGCGCGCTTCGGCCGCGCGCTCGAGCAGCGGGAGCGAGAGGCCGTGCAGGCGTGGTTTCCGGACGGCGTCGAGCCCGATGAGCTCGACGGTCTCGTCGCACGACTTCAACAGCTTTCCGCTGCCGGCTCGCCGCCGGTGTTCGATGAGGCGCCGCGCCTCGTCGCGATCAAGTGAGCAGTCCCATGCGCGCAACGGTATCGATCAACAAAGCCTTGCTACTGAAAGACGCGAAACCCGGCGAGGCTTTCATCGTGCACGCACCCGAGCTGAATCTTTGCGTTTGCACGTTGTTGCTCAGCGAAGGAATGCCTCTCGTCAGCTGCGACGAGAACGGCAAGCCATCTCTCCCTCGAGAGCGTTGTGTCGTCGTTATTGCGTGCCTACTGGCGCCGGGCGACTGCGGTTACGTCGCACCGGGCTCGCTCTACAAGCTCCCGTACGGCGACTACACGATCACACCGCTGGAGCAAGTCGAGCCCAGCGCATTTCGCGAACGCGCGGCTGCTGACGTCGTCCCTTATCGCAAACGCGAAATCGGAGTTTTCGAAACCTTCGTTCAAACCGCCGGCGATCTCGAGGCCGCGCCGCCGCTGCGGGAGTAGCTCCCTGCGCCTCCCTTCCGTTGCCCCTCAACAGGAGAATCATCATGCAGACCCAAGCCCCCTCTGGCGCCGAGCGAATCCACGCACCGACCCGCCATCTCTTCGAGATGACGCCGGGCTCGTACTTCATCGCTCAACCCAACCGCGAAGCGCTGCCGGCACCAGCCGAGCACAGCGTCCTCTCGCTACTTTCGAACCAGGGCACTGTCGTCGCCGACAACGCGCGGATCTGGTGCGTCGTCATCGCTGCCGGCGCGAAGAGCGGCACGCGAGCCGGCGAGCTGCTCGCGCTTCCGCGCGATGCGATCGCCGCGCGCGTGTCGCCCGGCAAGCTCGAGTTCGCGCTGGGAGACTGAGCATGCGCGGACGTGCCATCACAAGCGTGGAAAGCGCAGCGCCCTACAAGCTGCGCGAGATCCTTCTGCGGCATCAGATCGAGCAGAGCGACCTGCGCGCGCGCATCAAGTACGAGTCCGGATCGCGCGCAGGCAACACGATGGCCGCGGCCACGCTGTCGACGCTGATTACGCGCCGGAAGTGGCCCGTGACGATCGAAGCCGACGCTATCAAGGCCGCGACGGCCGAGCTCCTGCGCGAGCGCGGCGTCCCCGAAGAGGAAATCGAAACGGCGTGGGTCATCGACGGTCAGGTCGATGCCCACGCCGCCCCCCAGCAGCAGCGCAACCGGCGGAAAAACCCCGAGGCCAAACCCGAGCCGCAGGAAGCGCCTTTCGAACTACCGGAGGCAGAGATGTTATCACCCGCTGCACGGCAGCAATTCAACCTGGCGCGACACCCGTTCATCGACGACGTGCAGGGACCGCAGGACGTCTACCTCAGCCGCGAACAGCGGTACATCCGCGAAACGATGTACTACGCCGCGAAGCACGGCGGCTTCGTCGCCGTCGTCGGCGAGAGCGGCAGCGGGAAGTCGACGCTGCGACGCGACCTCATCGACCGGATCAAGCGCGACAACGAGTCGATCGTCGTCATCCAGCCGCAGATCCCGGACAAGGAGACGATGACGACGTCGCACATTTGCGATGCGATCGTCGCCGACCTTTCGACCGAGACGCCTCGGCTCTCGCTCGAAGCGAAGGCACGGCAGGTGCAGCGCATCCTCGCGTCGAGCGCGCACACGGGCGTCTCGCACGCGCTCCTGATCGAGGAGGCGCACGATCTCTCGACGCCGACGCTGAAGAAGCTGAAGCGCTTCTGGGAGCTCGAGGACGGCTTCCGCCGGCTGCTTGGCGTGATCCTCATCGGCCAGCCCGAGCTGAAGCTCAAGCTCGACGAACGGCGGAACTACGACGCGCGCGAAGTCATCCGGCGCTGCGAAGTCGCCGAGCTGAAGAGCCTCAACGGCAACCTCGAGGAATATCTCGAGCTCAAGCTCAAACGCGTTGGCGTCGCGCTCGCGGACGTGTTCGAAAAGGACGCGTTCGATGCGATGCGTGCGCGTCTCACGCGGCGCCGCGAGAACTCGCCGGAAGTCGAGTCGCACCTGTACCCGCTGATCGTCAACAACCTCGTCATGAAGGCGATGAATGCCGCCGCGGATCTCGGCTTGCCGAAGATCACCGGGCAGCTCGTCGGGAGGCTGTGATGGCGACCGTGAAAGAACGGGCGACAAAGCGGATCCGCGATGCCATTCGGGCGTGCAAGACCGCGCTGAAAGATCTCGATCGCAACGATCGACTCGATGCGCTCGACGCCCTCGCAACCGCCGCAGATCGAATCACCTTGGTCAGAATCGATATTGCGTCGACGCTCCCGAATGATCTTAGGCCGCGGCCTCCCCGGTTCCGTTGCCAGGAAGGGCGGACGTCATGAACGGACCAGCCGAAACGGTCCGCCGCGGTCCGTCCAGCACGCCGCACCAGCGCCTCTACATCCGCTGCCTGTGCCAGCAGCTCGATCTAGACACGCGGCGCGTGACGCTCTTTCACCGCCGCTTTTGGGCATCCGCAAAGTTGCCCGAGCCGCCGCTCGGAACCGACTTCGACGCGTATCTGTGCTCGTTGACGAAAACCGAGGCGTCAAGGCTCGCGGCTGTGATCAAGGAGGAGGTTCCCAATGATGAATGATCCGCGCGTACGCGCCGACGATCTGTCGCCGCGGAAGATCCTCATAGCTACGTTGCTGGTTGCCGTAGCGAGCCTCGCCTTCTTCATCGGCCGTCTGACCGCCGCCAACGTTATCGATGCTGCACGCGACGCGAAGCCTATACCTCGCGCGCTGCCAGAAGACGTCTCGAAATTCCATGACGCGAGCGAAAAGGTAACGTGCTGGAAGCTCAACAACGGCTACGGGCGAGACGTCGGGATTTCGTGCCTGCCCGACCAGTGGCTCGCAAGTGCACGCGCGCAGGACGATGTGCCGTGACCCGTTGGGCCCAGATCCGAGCGCTACTCGGACGCGAGACGCTCAAATCGCGCGATATCGCCGATCGTCTCGGCGTCCCGTGCTCCGTCATCAGTGCCACCCTACAGACGTACCTGCGCCGCGGGCAGGTCATCCGGATCCGCCAGTCGGCACGAGATATCTACTGGACGCTCACCCCCGCCGCGCTGCGCGCCGCACTGCGCCGCGATCCGTACCGGGATCCAGTCTCCGGCGACGTCTTCGCGAGCCGCTACAACGGCGTCCGGCGGCGCGTCATCAACGTGTATCGCTCGCGGCACGGTGGCCTGAAAGCCGTGCTGTACGAGCACGTGCCGTCGAGCGGGCATCGCATCCGAATCACCGGGGACACGTGGCGCGCATGGACACGCTATCGCCGCGGCGCCGAGATCGAGACGCGAGGTGCGCCATGAAGCCGCATGCCGATGAGCAGCTGCGCTACTGGTCGGATCGTTTCGTCAATGCCGGCCTCGG